ATATGTGCCAGTTGATAATGAACTAATTACTCCAGTTGTAGAGAAGTAAGCAATCTCATTTGCAGTACCAGAACCACCAATATAAGTAGGTACGTTAATTACACCACCGCTATAAGTAGCAGCACCGCTTGTACCAGTTGTTGTTAAACTAATTGCACTTTGTGCTCTACCAGTTGTAAAGTATTGATTAGTACCTTCTGCAATGTTTGATGTTGTTAAAACAACAGTTCCAGAAGCACCGTTTACAGTTGTAACTGGGAAAGCAATATTCGTATTTGAAGCACTTGTGATTCTACCTTTGCTATCTACAGCTATTGTAGGAACCGCAGTTGTTGTACCGTAAGTACTTGCAGTAACTCCAGTGTTAGCTAAAGTTAAGGCAGCAGTAGCGTTTGCACTACCATTGAAGCTAACTGACCATGCAGCATCTCCAGTTGCAGAGATTGTTCTTGCAGTTGAAAGCACGTTTGCAGCGTTTGCTGTACCAGCTAAGTTACCTTCTACATTAGCAACCAATGTACCAACAGTATAACCAGTTCCAGTAGTATCTACTACGTTTGTAGGTTCGTCTACTAACCCAGTAAAGAACTTAAACTTACCAGCATCAGAAGCATCTCTAAACAATCCAGTAAACTCAATACGAGTTTGAGCTGAATCATAATATCTACCATAATATCCTATGTCTACAGCATCTGTAGTGTTATTATCGTTAGCAACCTCAAACAATGGGTCTTTAGAAGATATTGATTGAGTATTTACATAAGTGGCAGTACCATTGATAGTTAAGTTACCGCTTACAACTACGTTGTTAGGGAAAGTAACATCATTTGTGAATCCAACAGTTGTAGTATTACCTACAGTGTTAGCTGCTATTTGGTTAGTAGTTCCGTTTATTGTTGTGATACCTTGGTCAGTCCAAGTAGCTGTAATTGTACTTGCATCTTGTTCTGTTAAGGTTAAAGTCTTAGTAGATGTACCAGTTACTGCAGCAGATACGATAGAACGATTGTAAGCTGTATCGTATTGACCTAATTTAACTGTTGTAGGAATAGAATATCCAGCAGTTAAGCTAAGAATACCACTTCCAGAAGAATAGTCTAAACCAACAGCGTTTTCGCTGAAGGCTGCCCTTGAACGAGCATCTGTGTAATATAAGTTAGTGCCTTCGTCTAAGTCTGTAGTAGTCTTAGCATCAAAAGCAGTATTGAATCTTGCTTGAGTATAGTAAAGGTTTGTACCCTCTGCTAAATCAGTAGTAGTTTTTGTACCGAATCTTGAGTCGAATCTTGCGTCTGTCCAATAAAGGTTAGTACCTTCAGCTATATTAGTAGTTGTAAGGCTTATTGAAGCTCCTAATGCCAAAGAAAGGCCATTCACAGTAACTGAGCTATTAGTCAAACTTGCGTTAGGAATAGAACCTAAATTGAAGTTCCCAGTAGTGCTGTTGTAAGCAATACCAGTTCCAGCAGTTACACTTAAAGCACCTCTACTTCTTGCATTAGTAAAGTACAAGTTTGTACCTTCTGGCAAGTTAGTAGTTGTTTTAGTTGCAAAGTTAGTTGCAAAGTTTGCATCACCTCTTGCAGTTGTAAAATAAAGATTCGTTCCTTCTGCCAAGTTCGTTGTGCTCTTAGCAGCGAAAGCTGAATCAAATCTACCTTGCGTATAGTATAAATTAGTTCCTTCAGCTATGTTGGTTGTAGTACCAGCTACATTCTCCCATACAGCTAAAGAAGAGTTATATTTTAATATGTTATTATTAGCTACAGATGTAATTTTTACGTTATGTAAATCATTAAGCATATAGCCATTATCTACCTTAACGAAAATCTTACCATTATTCTTGTGAGAATAAACCACAAATCCAACTATTACTACATGATTTGGTGCTGTAGGTTTTACCTTTGTAATAGCACCTGGCGTAGTCGGAGAAAGATATAAAACATCTCCATCATTCCAATCTTCTAATTGTAAGTCTCCAGTAGTGTCAACATCAGTTATTAAACCACTTGAAGTTATATAACCTTCTTGATTGTTAGCTATATTTTCAGCTACTAATCCTAATGTATCGTCAGAATTAGCATCATTATTAGCTTGTGCTAAAGTAACAGCTAATCTTTGACCTTGAGCAGAAGCAATTTTAACTACTTGATAAGCAGCTTTATTTAATATGCTACCAGAGTTATTAAGAACTCTTGCAACTTCTTTTTGACCTATTGGCAATACTACATTGCCACCCATTAACCCTAAGTAATTAGTTCCATCTACTGTATTCCAGTACATCTTAGCTACAGCATTAGCTTCACCAGCACCAGTATTAAGTTGTAAGAAATCTCCTTGAACACCACCATCTACAGTTGCAATAGTGATAGTAGGAGTTAAACTATTAGCAACATCATTATAAGACCAAGTAATACCAGTACCATTTCTAATCAAAGCGGCTACTGTATCATCAATCAATTCCTTAATCTGTAAGCCACCTCCAGTAATAATCAAATCACCAGTAACGGTTAAATCACCATTAACGGTTGCAGCTAAAGTAGAAAGAGATAAAGCAGTATTTACTCCACCGCCATCTTGTACTGGCTGTAAAGTACCACTTACTCCAACATTATTAGCACCAATCTGTAATACTTGTCTATATGTATTTTTTACCGCTTTACCTTGAAGAGTAGCCATTATATTTTAATTTTTTTAATTTGATTAACCATTTTATATAGTTCTTCTGAAGCCGCCAAGAATAAGAATGGTCTATGGGGCAAATTTACTAAATTTCCATTACTCCGTTTAAATGTCTGTGCATAGCCCTCAAGTTTATTCATATTTAAGTTTCTATAATATGGTATTTGGAAAGATGGCCCAGTACCAAACTCTACAAATGGAGAGTAATAAGCAGTTGACCCAACCTTTGCTCCTGCATTCATATTATAAGGAGTGCTATAAATAGAACCCTTTAATTTGTAAGTTTCACCGTATGGAGCACGAGCCCTTGCGTTATTTTCTATATTAATCACACTTTGATTAATGATAGCTTGAACCTTTTGTGTAATAACATTAGGTGCCTCTTTTAACCTTCTTGATAGGTTAGTTATGCTACTCGTTTTATCTATTGAAAATGACATTAAGTAGTTTCCCAGGTTGTACTAATATTCTCCCAGAAAGCAGTAATACTATCCCAAGTACCAACTCTCTTTAAGGTAGAACAAGTGATTCTTAAATAATTCTTATTGTCAAATTCATCTATAACGCTGCTAATCAAGTAGATATTACCTTGATAAGCAATAGTAAGGTCATTAGAAATAGAGATACTTTGAGCATCTCTTATCCTAAAAACAATGTTATCTGATATAGAATCCTTACCAGCTATGTTTGTTTTATTTTGATTCTCCCTAAATATCTCAGCCCAGCAAGTATAATAGTCAACATCAGTTAAGACTTGACCACCAGCACCATCAGATTCTGATACTTTAGATTGAAAAGTAATTCTATTTTTTAAGCTACTTATCATTATAATATTATGCTTACTCGTTTAAATGGCTTCATTAGTTCGTATGCAGATGCTATGTTGGCATTTGGTTTGCTGTCCTCTACAGAAGATTCTCTGTAATCGTATAAATCAGCAAGTATCTTATACAAGGCTGTTTTCATCACTGCAGGAGTTGTAGCGTAACCACAAGTATAAGTAAATCTAAACTCCATGTGACTAAAAGAGTTCATGTATATTTTCTTATAGGTAGTTCCTAATACGTTGTATTGTGGTATAGTAATTTCTACCCAACTATCGTTATTCCAATATTCAACCTTAGTGATATTGTTAAGTGGTGCGTATGGTAGTTCAATGAACTCATCCACATAAGCTACAACTTGTAAAGTACGAGCCGTCATAGCCACACCAGCATATTTCTCTAATCTAACCCTTGCAGAAGTTATCAAAGAGCTAATTAAGTCGTTATCATCATCAAAATCAACCCTTAGATAGTTCTTAGCTTCAGACAATGTTATTGGTTCTGAAACTGGTTCTACTGTGGTTGTGACATCTCTTATAATCTGCATATACCGATATTTTTACAAAAATAACTAAAATATAGTAGACATAAAAAAGGAGGCAGTTTGCGGCTGCCCCCTTTATATTTTTAGCATTTATTATGCTACATAGCCTAAGCCACGTTGCCAAAATCTAGGCAACATTTCCGAAATCACCATAAACAAACGCTCCGTTATAGTAGATAGGGAAAGCGATTCTTGCCTCAACACGAACTGTAATCATGTTCTCAACAGCGTTGTTACCATCTTGGTCAAAGAATTGAACAGAGATACCATTACGTTGCATGATTTGAGCGCCCATTGACCAGTCACCTACCAAGAACTTATCAACAGTGATTGCTGTAGACTTGAAGATAGGAATACCAGCGATAGATAATTGACCATCAGTTGTAACCACTGTAGAACCTGGTAAAGAGTACGCAGAGTTAGTGTTCTTAGTGTTTACGATAGCAGCCCAATCTGAAGGGTTAATCAAGATACCAGTTGCACTATAGTCAGAAGCCTCAACTTGTGCGATAGCTTGTACTAATTGCTCAACATCTACTGTAGAAGCACCAGTTGCAGCAGTTGCTACACCAGTAATACCTTGTAAGTTAACACCACTTCCAGAACCGAATAATAACTGAGCATCTTCAGCTACTAAGTATTTTTCTAACAAACGAGATTGTAAGAAAGAAGTCATAGCAGGAACGTCATCTAACATTTGGCGAGAGATTTTAACGTAACCAGCGATAACTTGAGCTGGAGCATTAGTCATAGCGATATCAAAGTCAAGTTGAGCTTTTGCACTACCTTGAGTTTGGTTAGCTACTGCACCTTCACCACCAGTTTCCTTAGGGAAAGTAAATAATCCTTGAGAGATTGTACCTACTGGTAACAAACTTCTAACGTGGATTTTACGAGAAGGTAAAGCATATACTTGATTAGCATATTGACGTGGAATATCTCCAGTCAAGTTAACTGCTTCTGTCATGTTACCTACTGCTTTAGTGTCCATAATGAAAGAAGTATTCTTCATTTCACCACGACCTAATTTTGCGATGTTGTCCGCATTCTTTTCAATTTGCTCACCTAAAGTGGCATTGAAACCTTTAAATTGATTTTCGTTCATTGTCTTACGATTGCTTTTTGCCTCTAATTTGTCTGCAGCATCTTTAACTACAGAGATTTGAGATTTTAATTCTTCTAATTCAGTTTTTAAGCCTTCTACTGCTACTGCACTTTCAGCTTTTGCATTTTCGATTGCTCCAGATACTTCTGTTTTGATGCCTTCGAATGCACTTTTAATTTCTTCTACCATTAGTTGAAAATTTTAAATGATTGTAAATATTTGTTTACCTCAATTTCAATGGAAACCATCGGGTCTTCTTCTTCTTCCAATGCCTCATCTTCTGATTCACCTACTGGTTGCAACTCAGTTGGAGCATCTACTGGCGGTTGTTCTTCCGAAGCGACTGATTCATCTTCTTCCATCTCAGCGAGATATTGTTGTAATTGCTTGAGCTTTAACTCTAACAAACCAAAAGTTTCATCAGTATAGAAACCATTTCTCAATGACTTAATAGTTTTAGCTATCTCATCAATTAGAGTTGACTTGATTTCAGACTTAACCATAACGGTTGGCGTATTAGAATTGGCACCCCATAAAACTGAGGAACCTTCAAACAATTTAATTTCTTGAATCTCGTTATATCCAGATTTAGCTTGAGACTTTACAGTCTGGAATCCAATGCTATGCTCTGTGATATGACCGTCTTTATACAGCTCATAAGTATCTCTACCTAAAGTTGTATTAGGCATCTTAACGATTGCCTTTAAACCAAAAGCATCTTCCACCAATTCCTTTGGCTTCGCTACTGGTTTGTCTGTAGAATGGTTGAACAAGTGCCAGATTCTATTCTTTGCTTGTGGGCCATTCTCTTTAATAGACTTTGTAAATGAGCCTGGCATGATTACATCGCCATCGCTATCTACATTACCAAACGCAGAATAGTAAACCTCAATGGTTCTTGTGTCATCAGACATATCGACTGGTGCACCACTAACTGCTTTCTTGTTATAAAAATTACTCATATATTTTTGTTTAAGCAATAAACACAGTACAACATCTACAGTTACAATTATTCATTGCACCTCCGTTTGCATCATGTGCGTATTGCATCTCAATTACTCCTCTTTCTGGCGTATTCACAAGGAACGGCTGATTAATCGGTATTCTTACTCCTCCAGCATCTGGATTGGTTTGTCTATCCAATGTTCGATGCCAACTTCTATACCTATTATTCTTAGCAGGATAATCTGCTGCCACCCATTGCTTTAGCAAAGGTATGTTAACAAATTTAACTGCACCCATCATACCAGCACTTAATGCTTGATGTGATTCCGTTCTTGCAATCAGCAGACTCCTTGCGTTGTTAATTTTCCCTTCTTGTAGGTTTTTAATCGCAAGTGAATTAACCTCGTTAAGACTCAAGTTATTTTCTTGTCCGTATCTAATAGAGCCGTTCAATATCCTTGTAATCTCATTCTTGGTAGTATTTTCAATTCCGTACATCTTAGTTCCGCTATAGGTTGTCCAATAAGACAACATAAACGCTAACCATTCATCCATGATGTTCAGAGGGTCTAAATCTACTGATTCTGCTTTTTTAAACTTGTCAAATATCTTTTCATACGTCATGGCAGTATATCCGCCAGTCGTCTCGTACAAAGTTCGTAAAATATTATTAATCTCTTTGCCGTCAAATAACGCATTCTGATTATTGATAGTTTGCTGAACTCCGTAATCCTTAACCAACTGAGCTGCTCTGTCAAAGTCAGATTGTAAAGCAGCCAATATTTTAGGCTGATACTCTCTTACTGACTTCCTTGCAATCTTTTGCTGCAAGGCGAACTGCTGAGAAGGAGTGACTATTTTAGCCATTACTTTACTGGTGGTATGTTGTAATCTCCTTGTTGTTGAGCATTTGTAGGGTCTTGTAACATAGTAAGCTCATCGATAGGTAAGTAACCTGCCGGGATAAAGATTTCATCCATAGCTGGGTCTGCTGATGTATCATAACGCATAGCTGCTCTTTTCTCGTTAGGAGTAATCCACCAAGATTGAGATAAGATACCAGAAAGCTCCTTCATATCTTCTTGTAACTCTGGGAACACAGTAATATCGAAATCGATATAGTAGCCATTGCCAATTTCTGATGCAAAGAATCTATTGAAAGCATCACGAAGTGCCACTAATTCTGGAAGTACTACTTGCGTAAGCATTTCCTTCTTAGCTTCTTTCATGTTGTTATAAGTCTTGTTATCTGGGTCGTTAAATAGTGCAGAGTTTACACCGTACACATTACAAAGTTCTCTAAGGGTAACTTTCTCAGATTCTAAAAGCTGAAGGTCGATAGGGGATAAGCCCATGTTAACCCAGCCTAACTTAGCACCAGCAATCAAAATCTTACCAGCGTTCTGAACGATTTGTCCTTGGCTCTTAGTTCCGTACTGATTGTAGAAATCTTCTTTTAACTTACCAGCTTCTTCTTGTCCAAAGTTATTAGACTCATCAGCATATAAGATACCTTTAGGGCCTTGATTCTGTAACATACCAACAGATGTATCTTTCGCATCGTTGCTACGTTGTACCGTTCTATATGCAGCTTGAAGAGGACTCAGCCCATAGAGCTGTGACCCATTGGTGTCGAAATAAGGGTTGAAGTATTTTAGATGGATTACGTCTTTCGCATCTAAGAAATCCCATCCAACAAGTGTAAAAGAATAACCTTCAACCCCATTGATAGTACCATCAGAAATTATGGCCATGTATTGTGGAGGGAGCACGACTAATTCTTGAACCTTACCGTTTTCTAATCGGTTAGCCCATACAAAAGAATTGCCGCAAATAAGTTTATAACCAATAACGCTTTCAATAAACTCAGAAAGAGATTGATATTCGTTTGGTTTTTCTAATAAGCTATTTAATGGGGAATCTGCAATCTCACTTACAGCCTTAACTCTCATTAACTCTGCTTTAGCTAAGTCTTGAGTAGTAGTTGAGTTTTTAGTGAGTGCTGCATATCTTGTAAGGGATTTCTTGTCCTTTACCTTGTAAACGTAAAATGGAACAGTTGATACAGTTTTTGATATACGCTTAATGATGGCATACACCTCACTATTGTTATCGTAATCGTTTACGAATTTTCTTTGATTAAGTTCTGGGTATAAAGTTCTTCCAGCAAGTAATCCTCCAAAATCAGCAAATGGACTGGTAACTTGTATCATTCCATTAGGAGCTTGTGCCTTTTGGTTAAAAGGGTTAATGGCTCCGAATATGTCAGTTAATTTCACGCTATATGATATTTTTACAAAAGTAACAAATTTTTAGCCTATACTACCCAGCCTCTTTTTGGTTTGGCAAATTTTGAGTATATGGCATACCTCATGGCATCCATCAAGTGGTCTCTAAACTTAACTGGTTCATCCAACGTATTGCCATCGTTGTCAGTTTTCCATTTATAATTTTTAAACTCATCCAACAAATCTAACGAATCGCTTTTAACTATCAACGGA